CGGCGTCATTCGGCCGGCAGCCTTCGTCAAGATCGCACTAACGTAATCAAGTCTCCTGCCCTGGGTCGGCGGTATTCGGACGGCCCCGGCCCGGGGCAGGCTCCACCAGGGGGGAATGCGGTGGCCGTTCGTGTATACCGAGTCAACAGCAAGGGCCGGGAAGTTCTGATGCGGCTCAACGAGCATGACGCTCACAGACTTCACGGCCAGCTGGTGGAACCTGAGCAGCCCGAACCGCGGCCGGGAATCGAAACGGTTGAGCTGCCTGAGCCTGCACAGGTGCAGGCAGCTGCGCAGCAGTGGTCACAGCCAGGCGATGACGACGTGCAGAACAAGGTGCGCCACGTGTCGAACAAGGCCCGCGACGAAGAGTAGGGGCATCCGGCCATGGATCCGCTAGTTAGCACAGCTGAGCTGGTTGCCTTTATGCAGGCATCGGTACCTGGGCCGACTGCTGATCTTGCTCTGAGCACGGCATCTGGCAGGGTGCGCAACCACTGCGGCTGGAACATCGCACCACCGGAGACCATCACGATGGTGGCCGATGGCAACGGCACACAGATCCTCACTTTGCCCACCCTGCGCCTGAGTGCGGTTGACAAGGTGCGTATCGATGACCGGCTGATTGACTCCGGCTCTTACCGTTGGCGCTCGCGGGGTCAGCTGCTCTACCGCCACGGCTGGCCCGAAGGCATGGGCAATGTTGAGGTGGACATCACCCACGGCTACGAAGAGACCCCCGACGCGGTGAAGGCCGTTGTGCTGGCTCTGGCCGCGGCAATGGTGGACAACCCTGCCGGCAGGGTCATGGCCGTGGTGGGAGCCGTCACCAGCCAGTACGGCATCAACCTGACCACCCTGCAGCTGGCCCAGCTAGCCGGATACACGCTGCCATGAAACTGGGGAGCCTCATCGTTGAGGTGGCCGATGCCCCGCTGGTTGACGACCCGCGGCACGGCGGTAAGCGTCGTGACTGGTCAACGGTCACCTGGCGCCCGATCGGCGGCTGCCTGCTGCAGCCGCTCACCGGCGATGAGATGGGCGAGGGCCGGGAGTTCACAGCCACCCACGTCAAGCTGTTCACCCCCCACGGGGCCGACGTATCGGCCACCTCGCGGGTCCGTATCGAATCCAACATTTACGACGTTGATGGCGAGCCGGGGGTATGGAATGACGCCACCGGCCGTGGCATGTACGTGGTGATCCTGCTCAAGATGTTGGCCGGGTGATCGACCATGACCTTCGGTGACCCGGAAGCAGCCGTAGCGGCCATCGTCCGTGATGACCCCGTGGTGGCCTCCCTCGAGCCAGTGGTGGCCTGCACCCTGATCGGCTATCACGAAGGCGACCGGTGGGTGTTGGTGACCCGCACCGGTGGGATCCCGGTGCAATGGATGCGCAAAGACAACCCGCGGGTCAAGATCTGCGCTTACGCCGAAGACAAGACCACAGCCAACGACCTGGCACTAGCAGCTAGGGAGGCCGTCTTCGCAGCCCGCGGTTACGAAGGCTTCGGCTTGTCCCTGTACGACGTGACCGATGAGCAGGGTATGACGTGGGATCCCGATGACCGCAACCCTGATATCGCTCGCTACATCTTCGTCCTGTCCCTGGTGACCAGGAAGGCGGGGTCATGACCACCATCACGGGGATGCGGGAAGGGTTGGCCACCGAGCTCGAGGGGGTACCCGACCTGGCCGGTGTGCACGTGTCCTCTTCGTGGCCAGAGACGATTGAAACGCCCTGCGTGTTCCTTACGCCACCACTGGTCGATGATTACGTGAGACGCGGGCCGACCTTCGGTGAACACACCGTAGGGCTCGATATTCTCATCGCGGTTGATGATGACAGTGCGGTGGTGGCCCTTGCTGAATTGGAACGGTTGCTCGCGGTCATCATCAAATACACTGCCGATTGGAACCTGCTAGGCGTTGACTCCCCGGCGCCGACCACCGTTGTTGAAAACGGTGCGGAATACCTGGCCTGCGTAGTCCATCTGAGCAAGCCAACGCGACTATAGGGGGAAGAGCATCATGGCAGCTATTGGTACCCGCAGTCTGACGCTGAGCCTTGATGGCAGCGATATCACGGCCGAGGTGTCCGCCTGCACCATCAAATCCGCTGAGACTGATTCAGACTTCGTTTCGTTCGCCATGGCTGCGGCCGGCGGCGGACGTGACTACGTGCTCGGCTTGACCTTCGTGCAGGACGCCGAAGCTGATTCGGTGTGGGATCAGATCTGGTCTCACGCCGGGGAGTCGGTGCCGATCGTCATCCGGCCTTACGGCAACTCAGTGGCCTCAATAACTGAACCTCACTTCGAGGCCACGGCGATCATCTCTGAGCCCGATGGCGAGATCCTGGGTGGCGAAGCTGACGCCAGTCCGACCAACCGCTTCACGACGGAAGTGGAGTGGGCTCTGCAGAGCAAGCCGACCAAGGTCACCACGTGATTCATTTCAGAGTCTCGGGGCATGACAGTCTCGCACGGGAGATTCACAAGGCCCGCATGGGACTGTCAGACCTTGACCTGAAAGGTCTCGCTCGCCAGGGCGCCAGGTTGGCCGCGTCGTTCGCTCCGGTGAAGACCGGCCGGCTGGCCAAGAGCATCCGGGGGCGGGCCTCACGTAACCGCGTCACTGTCACTGCAGGCAACCGCACCGCTGTGCCCTATGCCGGGGCCATCAACTACGGCTGGCGACGTAAGCGGATCTCAGCGGCCGGATTCATGCAGCGCACAGACCTGGTGCTACGCAATACCGCTCCGAGGCAATTCGATGCGCTCGTTACTCGAGTGCTGGCCCGTAACCGCCTGAGCTAGAACAGGATCCTTCCCGATGCCGCAGATTGATATTCCGCTGGAAGAGGCCGTTAAGGAGCTCACCGGCTTCGAGGTGATTGAGCTCGAGAAGCACTACAAGGCTTCGATGGAAAATCTCGGGGGTACCCGGCTGCTGATCGGCACGGTGCACGCCTTCGAGAATCGCAACGGCAACGCACCGGTGACCTGGCAGCAGACCGAGTCGGCTGCCGGCGGCATGGGTTCGAAGATCGGGTCTGCGGTCGGCGGAATCAGCAAGGTGCTTGGCGGCATCGGTTTGGCTGCCGGCGGAGCTGCGGCAGCCATGGGTGCCATCGGTGTGAAGACTGCTGCGTCGATGCAGCAGAGCGACATTGCCTTTACCAGTCTGCTCGGATCGACCAAGGCAGCCCAGAAGCATATGGCTGACCTGAACAAGTTCGCCGCCAATACGCCCTTCGAGCTGCCGGGCCTGGTGCAGGCCTCGAAGCAGCTGATCGGCGTTGGCGTATCGGCGGACAAGGTGGTGCCTACCCTGACTTCCTTCGGGGATGCCAGCGGGGCTCTCGGTCTCGGCCAGGATCAGTTCAATCGGATCATGCTGGCCACCACGCAGAGTATGGGCAAGGGCAAGGTTCAAGCCGAAGAGATGATGCAGATGACCGAGGCCGGCCTGCCGGTCTGGCCGCTGCTCTCGAAGGCTGTAGGCCTGCCTGTGGCCAAGCTGCAGGATATGGCCAGCAAAGGCCAGCTGCTCGCCAAGGATGTCTTCCCGGCGCTACAGGCTCAGATGAGCAAAGACTATGGCAACTCCATGGCGAAGCAGAGCCAGACGCTCACCGGCCGCTGGTCGACCCTGAAAGACACAATTTCGACGGGCCTGGGCACAGCCATCCTTCCGTTGGCGGGGGCTATGGGTAATGCCACCGGCGCAGTGACCAAGTTCGCCGAAGGCGCCCTGAAAAAGCTGGCCAAGTTCATTACCGATGAAGTGGTGCCCGGCATCAAGCTCTTCCAAGCGGAATGGAAGAGCGGCATGGAAGGCACCCTCGGTGGTGAGACCCGCGATCTCATCTCCGGCATCGGTCGCATGTTCAAAGGCATGTTCAGCGGTGGAACCGTCAGCGTGGCCAATTTCTTCGGGATCATGGAAAGCAAGGTCATCCCCGGCCTGAAAGATTTCAAGGCCAAATGGGATGCGATGAGCAGCGGTAGTGCCGCCGGCGAGCTCCACAAGACGATCTCTGGTATCGCTGATGCCATCGGGAAGCTGTTCGCCGGCTCCGGAGCTGGCGCCGGCAATATGGGTAGCTCCCTGGCGCAGCTCGGTGGGAACCTGCAGAACGTTGGCCCGGGCATCATCGCGGTAATCGACGCAATGCCCCGGTTCAACGACCTGTTGAATGTCGCCGGTACGGTCATCGGCTTCCTGGCAGCTCACACCAAAGAGCTCAATGATTGGATGCCGGCCATCGTCGTTGGCCTGGTGGCGTGGAAGGCTGCGCAGGTCGCCGGCAACCTGGCGTCGGTGGCCGCGGTGCCGCTGCGTGCAGCCGAAGTGCTGGCCAACCGCAAGCTGGCAAGCGCTATCAAACTAGCGACAGGCGAGCAGAAACTTGGCGTGCTGGCCAGGGCGAAGGATGCCATAGCGACGGGCGCCAGCAAGGTTGCTCACTATGCGGCCGCGGGGGCGACGAAGGCATGGGCTCTGGCGCAACGAGGGCTGAGCGCGTTGATGAACGCTGGCAAGATCGTGGCGGTTACAGCGAAGCTGGTGCTGCAGAAAGCGGTCGTCTGGGGGATCGAAGCTGCAACGAAGGCCTGGGCTCTAGCTCAGCGTGGGATGAACGCACTAATGAGTGCCGGCAAGATCGTGGCGCAGACGGCAGCCCTGGTGGCGCAGAAAGCGGTGGTCTTTGCCATCTCGGCAGCCACGAAGATCTGGGCCGGAATCCAATGGGCTCTGAACGTGGCGATGACTGCGAACCCCATCGGGCTGATCATCGCGGCCATCGTGATACTCATCGCCATCGTGGTCTTAATAGCAACCAAGACGACCTGGTTCCAGACGATCTGGAAGGCGGTATGGACCGGGATCAAGGCCGTGGGTGAAGCCGTCTGGGCCGGGATCAAGCTCGGTGTCGCAGCCTTCATGGCCTACCTGCGATTCGTCATCGCCAGTGGGCTGCTGGTGATCAAGGGCGTTTGGGCCGGACTGAAATGGCTGGGCCAGCTGGCGGTGTCGATCTGGTCCGG